TGAATCCTTTAGCACATCCATAGTCCAAAACAGTATCAAATTTTATGTTATTAATAATAGATGATGCTTCACGAATCGTTCTTTCAGGCATCCAACGATAATTTTCATATGCACTGACACGATTTCTCACACCATCTTCAAAATATTTTTCATCAAATATATTATTCATTATGCAAACTCATTGTGTTTTGTTTCAGTTAAAACATCATCAATTAATTCATTTTGATATGCATATTTACAAAAACTACAATCATGTGTTCTGCGTGTTACATTAGGACCACCAACTTGCGAATTATAGAAATCTAATATTCCATCAATATCACACAATTTAAATTGGTCATTTACATGATAATTATTTTCTGGTGCTAATTCTGCTGAAGGACAAACATACACGTTACCGTCTGTAAACACGCAAGGTTTTACCATGTGCATATAACAATTTGTATTACGACGAACGCCTTTGAAATTAAAATCTGACAAAAAAGCATATTTTAATGGACCATTTTCCGATTCATGTTTTGCAATTAATCTTTTAATACTCTCAATGTCTTGCTGAACTATCTTTGTATCTTTAATTGCATTGAATGCTATACGGCAAGGTATTTTCTTTTCTTCGACCCATGAAAGCATTTTAAGAAAATTTTCTTCTTTGTATTCATTTGATGCTAATTTTTTAGCTTTTGGGTCATTCCATTTACCAGTAATATTTGGATTTGTTGAAGTTTCTGTTGCACCATCCCAAACATATGCTGCTGAAATTTCAATATCTAATCCATCAAACACATCAAGATGATATTCATATGGTTTCTTTTCGTCCCAAGAATACATGCCAAGACGAACCCATGATATCATATGCCAATTTTTAACTTTTCTTAGTTTTGAACCGTTAGTGCAAATACCTATTTTAAAACCTTTGTTATGAGCGTATTCAATTACTTCATCAAGTTTTGGATGAAGCGTTGGTTCACCACCACCAGTAAACTCCATACCTTTTACACCTAATTCTGCAAATGAATCTATGGCTTTTTTCATCTGTTCGACAGTCAACATTTCTTTCATGCTACGATTAGCAAAGCAGCAAAATGAACATGTGAGATTACATGGATTACATGGCGACATATGAAACATAACAGGTTTAGGTCTGCCACCATCTTGAATTATTTTTAATCTGTCAAGATGTTTTAATAATTTGACATGATTGCTTGTGTAACTTCTTCCTTGAACTTTTTCTTCCATTATATACCCCTAAATGTCAATTCATATTCTGTTTGATTTTGATTGTATGGTCCAACATCTTCATTATAATATTCTTTCATGAATTTTGGATATACATCATTTAATATGTGATACATTTCCTCAAATGCATCACTCTTATCATAATAGCTTGGTTTTCCTGGATGATACATTGAAACTTCATGTATCACTCCACATCTTTCTTTTGTGATTGCAGACAAAATTAAATCAAATCCCCATCCACTCTTTACATCATGCATTTTAAAAAAATCTAAAATTATAGGTATTAACGATGAGTGTATAAATTGACCCATACCTTCATTAAAATTTGTTACTGAATATTTCAATTCTGGTTTTTGATGAAGTATTCTATGTGTCGATTCTGAACCAGAAATTGTTGATAGTTGAAACAGTTTTAAATTCTTTTCTGTCGCAATTTCTAATGCTCTATTTACGCTTTGTATATCTGTTACTAAATCATCATCCCAAAACCCAATATATTCATACTTAGTATAATCAATTAGTTCCAAAAAACATTTAACAAGATTCCATTTATATCCAGATTTTTCTATAATATAATCATATGTGTTTGAATCTGGAACATAATCATTATATCGACACAAAATGGTTTCATAATTTCGACCATCTTTTTTCATTCTCCAGTGATTATCTTTATCATATGCATCATGATAATTTAAAGGAATTCCAACAGGACAAAAAATTACATTACTCATTTTATTATATACCAAGCATTATTTTCTAAAGGTATGACTTCATTTATTCTTTTACCGAGAAAATTTCTCAGAGCAATATTTACATCTTTTAATGTAAAGTCATGTCCTGCAAATATACCACCATCTTTTATTAATGGAAAATAATTTTGAAAGTCTCTGAAAGCGCCATCATAACTATGGTCACCATCAATAAAAATAAAATCTAAAGTTTTTTCTGGATTTTTTTTAGAAAAATCTACACTTGATTCATAAACAAATTCAACCCTCTCATTAAATTTTTTTAATCTGTTGAATGCATGTTCTTTCATGGCATTTTGTTTAACATCATTCATAATAACACCAGTCCAATCAGTGTATGTAGGATAATTATCAACACAATATAATTTCGTTAAGTTTTTTATTTGACTTAATAAATACTCACTTGTAACACCCAAACAAACGCCTATCTCACAACCAATAATATTTGTAGAGAAATGTTTTTTTAAAACATTGACTAAACCTTTTCCTGAAATATATTCACCCTGTGACAGTTGATAATCAATCCACTCATTACCGTTCATATTATTTTTTACCTCTACATCATTATATTGTTGTGATGTAAAGGTTTCTTGTTCTGTATTAATAATAATTTTATCCATATTTCCTCTCAATTATTTCTTTCCATTCTGTTATTCTATCATATTGGTGGACAATTGCAAATGGTTTTTCAGTAGAAGTGCAGACAGTATCATTTATCATAACTGGACAATTTTCAACTAATTTATGTTTTACTGTATTTCTAATCTGAGGTCCTGTTGTTCCTAACTGCGCTGCATAACCACTCTCCGACATAGCAAAATTAGTAATATCTTTATATGGTTTCATATTCAAAAGAATATTCAATGCTGCTTGGTCAGGTCCACCACCACCTTCAATATAATGATTTGTTCCCTGACATAGCATATAGATGTTCAAAAAGAAATCAATCATTGTATCAAATTTACCAGAAATTGTTCCAGCGTTATAAATTAAATTGTTTTTATTGTGTTCATATAATACTGTGCCATATGCTTTTTGAAGATTATTTTTACCCCATTCTTCATTTTCATATGTAATAGATTCACAACCGACGTTGATTTGTTTATCACCAATATTATTTTCAAGCCAGTCAATTGGATTACTTTGGAACACAACGTCTTTAACATCTGTTGTAACGATATATCGATATTCACCTTTAAGCTGTCGTAGAAAATACCATAGATGAAAAAATCTCTCAACGACGATTGAGAAATTTTCTTTATATTCAAATCTTTTTAGATTTTCGTTTTTGTTAAATGTGAGAACAGAATAGTCTCTTTTGACCAATTCTTCAACGGTGTCAAAAGAAACATTGTAACACATCATCGCTTTGGTACCTTGGAAACCGGAACGGTCAAGCGAATTTACCCAAGGTTTTATTTTATCAAAATCATATCCTGTAATGCAACCAATCACTATATCCATAACAACTCCACAAAAAAATTATTTAGTATGTTCTTTAAACGACTTTATCTTTCTTACTTTTTGACCTGGTGTATCTCTGGTATATGAATGAACCAATTCATCTGAAGCATCATTACCTGCACCTGATGGTGGAAGAATATCGGGATGAGGAACTTTTTTTTCTTCACTTATATTTTTTATAATATGTTCTTTTAATTTTAACATTTTATGCTTTCGTAGTCGTTACTGTTACTTTACCTGTTTTTTCATCATGATGGACGTGATGTGCATGAAACTCCACGTTTGGATGTTTTTCTTTTAACTTTTTGAAATGTTCAAGATTTGCATGTGAATCGTCATACAGATGGACTTTTGTGTATCCATGTTTACGAATTAATCCATCAATAACTTTATGCTTTGCTTTTGCAGGTGTTTCTTCTCCAGTTTCTCCTGCACGACGAAAATGTATTTTATTGATATCAATTCCATGTCCACGCATCGCTTTTGTGAAATTCTTTTTGCTATCCATATTAGAACGTGCTGTCAAAATTTCAACGTTCTTATTATTGTGATGAATAGCTTTCATCTTGCGAACCATTTTGTGTATTGGTTGTGCAGATTTTTTAAATACTTTTGTTGACCTGAAATCACTAAAATCATATTTGTGACCAGCAGGTAATTTGTGCGTATTATATTCACGATTTGTCAATGATTGCACTTTTTTACCAGACTTATTGACAACGTGAATTTTTGCTTCATTCTTTTTCTTATAATGAAACAAAGTATCGTCCATATCGAAGGCATGAAGCGTTTTAGACTTTGGGTCTTTACGGTCCATATCTTCGATAAGAAAATCTAAAATTGAAATCATTTCAATCACCAGCTGTTTGCCCAGAACTTTTTATTGAACTCATAGGGTCACTCTGGGAACTAAATTTCATAGAATGTCTAGCAAAAGTTTTTCCTTTATGCTTAAAGTGTAAACTACTTCCATGATGTTCTACTGAAATATTTTTAGAATCTTTAAATATATGTTCATGATGATTACTCGGATCAATTGAATGATGAATATTTTTTCCATTTGAAACATATGATACATGTCTCATATGTTCATGACCTTCTTTTTGCATTGGAGTTTGATGTGAATGAATTACTTTTTTAACATGTTCAACTAAATCTTTTTTTGATGCTGTGATTAAATGATTGTGTAAATCTTTAGCCATTTTATGTAAAGTCTCATGATTTTTATTTTTAATAAAATTTGCCATTTTAGGATGTTTTTTTAACATTTCTTTTCTTTGTTTTTTATTTGTGGCGTGAGTTCCTAATTTTGGAAATTTTTTCAAAATTGTCCTTCTATGTTGATCCAAAGTGGATTCCGCTTTTGGTCCTAAAGATTTTAATCCTAAATTTGATGTAGGTACATGCTTTGAAGCTGAATCGGTTACTTTCAAACTGATACCATGATGTTTTATTTTTTTATTCTTATGTGTTGTAACTACTATATCTGATGAATCTTCTTTTTGAGTCGCTTTAATACCAGTTGACCTCAATAAATCATTTGGTTGAGAAGTCCAATGAACATCATGTATTTTATGTCCGTTTTTTTCTACTTTGTGTTTAATATCATTCGCAGCCGATTTTGCTCTCTCATTTATTTTTTTATAATCATTAGGATGAATCGATGCTTTTAATTTATCATGGGCTTCTTTTGGTGTATCGCCGTGTTTATCTGGATGTTTTTCCATATGTTTTCCACCGCGCAAATGATAACCTGTCAATATTTCATGCAATTTTCCTTTAGTATCAGAAGAAACTTTATGCTCTTTAGATACGCCACTTGCTTCATTTAAATCTATTAATTCTTCATCATCTATTTCAAATAATTCTTCTATTTTTTCAAGTTCTTCTTTATCTTGTATTTTAAGTTTTTTTAGAATTTCTTCTATTTCTTGATTAGTTAATTTATTTTCATTTAGCCAAAATTTAAAAGATTTTATTTTTTCCATGCTTTTACTTTCAGAAGATTAGCACGTGCAAACTCTTTACGATTTACAAGTTTAGTTGGTTTATCTTCATGACTTACGACAAAACCTTCAGGCTTTGATTTTGTATCATCAATGTGATGTTCATAACCACCTTCATGATGTTCAAGATGTTTTACAAGTGTATCTTTCGCTTGCTGAAGATGATGATGCATTGTTAGTAAATGGTCATAATGTTCTTTATGTTTCTCAATATGATTAACATGTTCTTGTCCTTCAGCTTCTTTTTGTTTTTTACCTTTTTCAGATTTTGCTTTATCAATCAATTTACCATATTTTTCTTTAACATGTTTTTTTAGACCTTCAGATGTTGGTGCTTCACCTGTTCTGACAGTGTGATTGATATATGTCGTTAGATGACCACCATCTCCTTGGTGTTTTGCTGTAGCAGCATACATCTTATGCCCATATGTATCATGAATATGTTTTGCTGCTGCCATATGTTTATGAAAATCTTGCTGTGCATGATGTGGATAATCTACTTTGCTGGTATCATGTTCAGCAGAATGATGATAAACATCTGGATGCTCTTTGAACGCAGTAGCATGGTCTGTATGTGGTGATGCTTTCATTGTTGACAAATCATCACCATGATATTGTTGATGAACGACAACACCGACTTTTGATTTCTTTATTTTGTCTGCTTGTTTGCCATGAGCAGTATATGTGATTGTATTTGGTGTGAAAGATACCTTACTCATGTTTTAAATCCTCGTGGGTATACATCATATCCCCTTGATATACACCTTTCTTTGGTGTAACTTTAGGAAAATGTTTAAGTGCAGCTTTTAATTTATGTGCTAGACCTGGAGAATGACCATGATTTTTATCAATATCTTTTTCTGAATAATTTATCTTGGGATTCTTGTTGAATGCAGATTTTGATGCAACAAAGAATTTATCAGTTTTTGGGTGATGACCAAATACGACGGCAGGAGAACCATCATATTTCATCGTCAAATTACTGTTTTTCTTTTTTTCAACAATATGATGATGTGCTTTCATCAATGCACCATAAGCATGTTCAAATCCTTTATGGCCATCAATTAAAGGATGGTCCTCAGCATGTGTGATATGCTTGAGTTTACCATCATCTTCTTCTGATTCTATTAGAAATGTTTTAAAGTTTAGCATATTTATTTTTTGTGTAAAGAAATTAAAAATGATGTGTCTTTTTCAATATCATAAGATGATTTGATTATTCTGGTTGGATTAACTATTTGTAAAGCACATACGAATCTGTAATTGTAATAATCTACACCATTTAATCCAGAACCACCGGCTTTTAGTCTCATTCTCACTCTCAAATCTGGTAAAAATTTAGGAATATCTAAATCAGCTGGATTATCTTCCATATAATATAATCCATAATTCCCAATTTGAATATAATATGTATCTTTTTCTGCATAATATTTATTCACTGAATTTCTATCAATTCTAACATATTTGTTTGGAAATTCTTCATAATCTTCTTTTGCTTGCTGTTTTGTAACTCTATATTCAACATTAAATTTATTTGGAATACCGGATTTTTTCCATCCTTGATTACTATTGATTAAATTTTCAACACCTGCACCCCTCATCAATTCTTGTATTTGTAGTCCTTCTTTTGTATTTTTTCCTGTAACATACCATCTATTTTTCTTTTTATCATAATCTAAAGTAGATTGACCGAAGTCAGCTTTCATATCAAGTTTATATTCAACTTTGTAAATTTTTCCTTTATATAAAAATTCACCATCAGGAGCAGTATTATCGCTTCCTCCATAATAAGACAATGGTTTGGGGAGTAATTTTTTTTGTAATAATTTAGTATTACAAGTTATTTCGTATTTTCTTCCTTGCTCTCCTGCCATTCAATACCCCTTTTATAGAGTATTTATACTTTCAGATTATTGAACTTTGAACCAAAGTCTTTACGTTCCCTGTTACCGAAAGTATTAAGTGGTTTATCATCATCTTGTCCAGAATCTATAATGTCTTTCTGTGCTGATTGTTCAACATCATACAGTCTCATCTTGGCTTTGTCAATACCCAAAACGAATCTTTTATAATGGTTTGGGTCAGAATACCGATTTTTCAACTGTTTTACAAGAATCTGATTTAGTCCTTCCAACTGTTCATTTGTTACCAGAGCAAACATGAAGTCTGCTGTCGCTGGCAAACCAAACGATTCACTGGTATCTTCCAAACCGGGGTCACTGTTAGTAAAACCTGTCCTGTTCGTCTGTGTCGCAGTCACGATTGGCAAACAGAATTCAACAGCAAGACCACGAAGTTCTTCAGCAATAGATTTAATATACATGTAACTATTAACATTTGCACCTGGTTTTAATCTAGCTGAACAACAAATATTCAGATAATCAACAAAAATGATATCTGGTCTAAATGTTTTCTTCAATGCAAGGTCATTTAACAAAGCACGAAAATGCAATGTTGAAGCAGATGCCGTTGGGTATTCTTTGATAATCAGTTTACCTTGTGTCTTATTTCGCAATGATGAAAACTTTCTCAAATAATCATCTTTTGACAAGGTGTGAAGTTCATTGATATTCATATTCAAAAGATTTGCATCAATACGCTCGGCAATCTTTTCTTCTGCCATTTCCATGGTAATATAAAGAACATTCAAACCCTGCGATAAACAACCAGCAGCAACATGACACATGAACAAAGATTTACCAAC